CTACTGCAGCGAGTCATACTCGAAGTCCCAGGAGACCACCGGGCTGTCGGTCATCCCCGCCTTGGCCGCGTAGGCATAGACCGTGACGTTCTTCCCGGCACTGAAGGCCGAGGAATAGGTGGCCCAGGTCCCCGTCGGCGCCCCGCTCAACGGCCGGAGCTGGTAGTGGATGGTCGCCCCCGAGGTCGCACAGGCCAGCGTCACCGTCCGTGGGAAGGTGTTGTAGAAGCCGCCCGCCGGACTCGCGGTCGGGGTGGCCACCTGGCCGGCCGACGCCGGCACCGACGCCTCAACGGTCACCTCCTCGGTCAGCCCGTCCGAATCCACCGCCGAGGCGACGAACCGCCAGGTCCCCGAGGCGTTGCAGTTGTGGCTCACGTCGAAGAGCGCCTCCGACCGGGCGGCCGTGTTCTGGCTCAGCAGGGCGGTGACCACTCCGCCGGGCGAGATCACGCGGAGCGAATACGCCACCAGGTTGGCGTCGGCATCCCGCCAACGGCCCACCAACCGCAGCGTGCCGCCGGCCGACGTGCCGAACGTGTGGGGCCAACTGGTCTGCCCCGGCGCTTCCCAGGCCAGGCGCGGCCGTGACAGCGACTGCTTCGGCCAGGCGAAGGCGACGTCGGCGCAGTCAGCCAGCGACCGCACCGCCTGGAGGGAGACCGGCTGCAGGCGGAACGTGCCGGTGTCCGGCGTGGTGCCGACCAGGCGATTGCGCTTCAGCACGGCGAAGTCGGCGTGCGCCAAGGCGGTCAGGGCCTCGCGCCGGATCAGCCACGCTTCCGCGTTGGCCGCCGTGAAGGCCACCTTGGCGGTGCCCAGCCGGCGACGGTAGGCCCGCACGGCATAGGTCGGTGGCGTGTTCGGGCCATACGCCTGCCACTCCACCACGCTGAGCACCTCGACCAGGGCGACCCCGGCGGCGTCCTCGCCAACCGCGCCGCCGGACGTCTCGACCAAGATCAGCAGCAGCGCGTCGTTGTTCGCCGCGATGACGCCCGGCACCGGCGAGTTGAACAGGCGGTCGTCCACCTGCACGGGCACCCGCAACCGCAGCGCACTGGCGGAGGGCGTGCCATCCACCGGCAGCTCCTCCGCATCGGACAGCGCATTGGCCGCCAGGTCCGCGACCAGCTCCGCCTTCACCGCAAAGAAGTCCTGCCGGCCAATGCGGTCGAAGTCGCTGTCTGCATCTGCGGCGCTGTCGAACCACACGTCGAAGCCGACATGCGTGGCGGACGGGCGCTGGGCCAAGGCCAGCACCCGCGACAAGGCACCCTCGGCCAGGGCGGCGGGCGCTTCCAGGAGCCGGTGCGCGGTCAGCGCGGCGGGCGGTGTGGGCTGGGCGAACACCGGGGCGCTGGCCGCCGGGGTGTAGAGCAAGGGCGCCTGCGTTTCGTCCACCTCACACTGGAGGGTGATGTCCCCCGCCTCGCCGTCTTTCAGCGCGGGCACCGTGCGGCCCACCACGCGAGCATACACCAGGAGCTGCGGCGAACCGGGCTCGGGGTCCAAATCCGGACGCACCCAGTCGCCGGGCCGGAGGGCGAGGCCGATGGACCGGCGCACGCGCAGCGTCACCTCGGCCACCGGGCGGCCGCGGCTCCGCAGCCACTCGGCGCCCAGGGCGCGGGCCTGGGGCCGGCGGGTGATGAACGGCCGGGTCAGAGTCTGCGGGCGATCCTCCCCGACGATGCGCCGCGCCCGCAGGTCGGCCACGGGTTCCGGCACCTGCTTGTAGAGGTTCTCGCGGTCGGCGAATTGCACGACCGCCTGCGTCGCCGCCTGCGCCCAGGTGGCGACCTTCAGCGCAGGCACCGCCTGCCACTGGTCGGGGCCGAGGACCGAGGCAACCACGGGTGGCGAGCCGTGGCGCCAGGCCCCGGCCTCGATGAGATCGTAGGCGTGGTGGTAGCGGAGCCACAGGTCCGTGTAGCCAGCCAGTTCGGCGACCGCTTGCCGCACGGTCTGCCGTTGGTTCCACACCGGGGACAACGCGGCGCGGGCACGTTCCGCATGCAGGGCATCGGCGGTCGTCTGCCAGGACGTCGCATCCAGGCGGGCGTTCGCGAGTCCCAGGCCGGCGCGGCCGTGGGTGAAGGTCTCCGCCAGGACCGCCAGCGCATTCGCCTGCGCGTCATTCAGCGTGGCCGCCGCGCCGGTGATGACCGACTGCTGGGGCACGCGCCGCACCACGAAGCGCAGGTTCGGCGCCGCAGCGCGTTCGCGGCCAAGCAGGCAGTCGTCGAGCACGGCGTAACAGACCCCGCGGTAGGGCGGATGCACTTGGCCCGTGGCGGCACCATCCACCGTGGTCTTCGCGGTGTTGGTCAGCAGCGGATCGGCGAGCTGGGTGGGACTGCCCCAGTAGAAGCGCACCGTGCCCAGCCCCTCGACCGTCAGGGTCGTGTAGCCATCCGCGGTGGCGCTCGCGCTGGTCAGCGAATACGGCGACCACGGTGAGGCAGGCGGCACGGCACTCGTGCCGGTGAGCGTCCGGTAGAAGCGCCCCTGGTAGAACACGATGCTGCCGGCGGCGGCCGTGCCGGCGACCCACGCCTTGGCCTTGGGCCAGCCCACCCGCTGGTCAATCACCACGGCGACCAGTTCTTCCACCGGCCCCTCGCAGATCCAGCACGCGAGGCTGGCGTAGTAGTCGTAGGTCTGGCTGCTGCCACTGCCCTTGCCCATGTCGTGCTCCTATTTCTTGCCGGTGGTCTGCGGGGCGGCCTCGGCGCGCAGCCCGTAAAGCGGGGACACCCACGTCGGGGCCACGACCTGCTCACCCGCCAGCACGGTGAGCGGCTGGCCCTCGTCGGCGGTGGCGAACTCCTGGTCTTTCCAGAGTTCCTCCACCGGTTCGGGTTCGCGGATGCTGCCGGCGCCCATGTCAGTGATTCCTCACGCACCAGGCCCCGGCCAGGCGCGACATGAGCGTCACGTCGTCGGTGCGGGCCAGGTCTACGCCGGTGGGGTTGAGGGCCTGGATGAAGCGGCCGTAGTTCAGCATCAGGCCAAAGTGGAGGTGCGTGTCCACGAACAGCAGCAGGTCGCCGGCGGCCAGGCTCCGGCCGGTCACACGGGCGAACTCGGGCCGGGCGTCCAGCCAGGCCACCACCTCGGGCAGCCGGCGGGACGAATGCGAGCGGCCGGGCGGCAGGGCGAAATCCGCCAGCGCACCGGTCTCGGCATACAGCGCGGCGCACAGGCGCACGCAGTCCGCGCCGACATGGCAGGTGGCGCTGCCCCACACCCACGGCGTGCCGAGCCAGCGGCCGGCGGCGAGTTCGAGGGCGGTGCGGCGTTCGAGGGTGTGGAACCAGCTGTCGGGAATCATTTCTTGCCTCCGTAGCTGCCGTCGCGCTTCGGCTGGAATTCCAGGAGGTTGCGGGGCGGCAAAAAGGGCGCGCCGCCAAACGTGGCGGTCTGGCCGAAGCCCTGGCAGGTCGCGTAGGCGCCGTCGCAGCCGGGCATGAGCCGGAGCACGGTGCCGGCGGCCAGCGTGACCGGCAGGCCCAACGTCAGGGTCACCACGCCGCCGCCGTCGGGGGCGGTCGAATCGGCGACCAGGCGCGACAGCGCGGGCGTGGCGCGGGTCAGCTCACCGTTCGCGAACTTGTGCGCCGGCTGCGTCCCGGCGGTCCACGCGGTGCCCGTGCTCTGGACGGTCAACGTGGTCGCCTCGGTGACCGCGGCCACCACGCTCGCTTCCACCTCGTGCGTGGCCCGCAGCGCCCCGCAGCGACCGTTGCCGTCGCCAAACGTCCACGGGCACCGGGTGCCGACCGGGCGGGCAGGCACGCCTCGGCCGAGCAGCGACGCGAGGGCCGAGCAACGGGCGGTGAAGTGGGCGCCCTTCGGCTCGAAGCTCTCCACCTCGCCGCGGAACAGCACCGTGCTCGTCAGGACGGTGCCCGCGTCGTCCACCGTGGCCTCCAGCACGCGCACTTGCAGCGCCGCCTCGAGGCGGAAAGGCCACAGCCGCGCCCACGGGCCGGCGGCGTTCCAGCGGCCGGACAGATTCGTGGAGTTCCGTTCCAGGTTGAGCCGCTCCTCGAGGCCGGACCATTCGAGGTGCTCGGGCGTATAGGTGAACAGACCGAGCGTGAGGGCGCGGCCGTAGTTTGTATGCCGCCAGACCTCGGACCCGATCTGCAGCTCGAACAGTGTCGCCGTGCGGGGCAGCCGGCCGGCGGTGACACCGGGCGTCTCGTCACCGGGCGCCACCAGTTCCCAGCCCACCTCGACGCAGCGCAGCGGGCAGGTCGCCCGTTCGCGGGAGCGCCACTCCAGGGCGAGGTCCGTCTGCGCGAAGCGGCCGAGCAGCGCGGCCCGCACGCCGGTGCCGGTGCCGAAGGCCGTGCCCACCGCGGCGCTGAGCGGCACGGGATTGGCGGCCGTGGACGTCGCCAGCACCACGCGGCGCTGGCGGAGGTCGTCGAGCACCAGGGCGCGCTGGTCGCCCAGCGTGGCGTGGTTGTCGAGCGTGAGGGCGGTGCTGCCCGTGGTCGTGGCCGCGGCCAGGCGGGCCTCCTGCGTCCCGGCATCCAGCCAGAAGGCGGCGCCCTCGTGGCTTCGGGCGAAGGCCAGCAGGCGCAGCCACTCGGCCTGGGTGCGCGCCAGGCAGAGCTGCTCGTGGACGCGCAGCGCGGGCTGGGCAAACGCCTCGACCGCACTCTCGCCGCGCACGCCATACGTCCGGCGGGAAAGGACCGTCGTGGCGTCCAGACCCGAGGGCGGATTCGCCCACTGGGCCTTCAGCGGGAAGACATCCGTGGCGCCCACACTGGTCGCCGGCCCGGCTTCCCAGGACTGGGTGGGCGGCTCGAACCAGGTGGCCTCGCCATCGCGTTCCCATTCCAGGCGCAGGCGGGTGCGGTCGGCACCGTGGCGGCTTTCGTCCGGGTCCTTGGTCAGGCGGGCGAGCAGCACGGGCACGAGCCATTGCGTGGTCCCCACGCTGGCCGGCGCGCTGCCCTCGGCATACGCCGTGAAGCCCGGCCCGTAGCGGTCCACCACCAGCCACCACGGCGCACTCACGAGGCGGGTCGTGGCGGCGGCCGGCCAGAACGGCACGGCCAACCGGGCGGCGCCCATCGCCTGCCGCGCCTGGCGCCATTGCGGCAGCTCGGGATGGTGGGCCAGCAACAGCGAATAGGTGCCACGGACGTGGAAGCGGGCCGCGAGCGGCCGGCGTTCCTCGCGCTGGGTCAGCGAGGCGCCGAGCGCCAGCGGCAGGCTGAAGGCGGCGGCGAACCAGCGGTCGTTGGGCGAGCCCGCGTGCGGCAGCGGCCGCACCAGCCAGACGCTCTCGCCGGCCACCGTGGTTTGGATCAGGGGCGTCATGCGAAGCGGTGCCAGTTGCGGTCCATCACGGAGAGCACGAACGCCTCGCCGCGTTCGCGTTCCCAGCGGGCGGCCGTGTCGCGGTCGTCCACCAGGATCACTTTGGTCGGGCCGCCGCCACCGGGACCGCCGCGGCTGAAGTCGCCGGCGACCAGCGCGGTGCGTTCGGCGGGCGACAGCCGGGCGGTGACGTGGGCGGGGATGACGAGCTCCGGGCCTTTCTCGCCGACCCACGCGAGCGTCGGGGTGCCGGGGGTTTGACCGCCCGTGGCGAAGCCGCCGGCGAGGGCCATGGCGGCCGCAAAGGCCGCGACGCCCACCAGGGCGGCGACGCCAAACGAGCTGATCGAATCCATCAGCGCCACGGGCGCCTTGGCCGTGGCTTCCTGCCCGGCGGTGGATTTTTCCACCGCGGAAATCATCAGCCGGGAGGCGATCCACTGGATGCCCATCTTGATGATGGCGCCCACGATCTCGCGGCCAATGAGGAGCGGGATGCGGGCGAGCTGCTGCTGCCAGTCGCGGGTCTGCAACACGGCGCCCGCGAGGGCATCACTCACCGAATTGACCGCCCCGTCGGCAATGCCGGCCAGGGACGCGGTGAAGTTGCCCGCCCACGCTTCGTTCTGCGCCCGCAGCCGGGTGAGCATCTCGATCCAGGACTCCTCAAAGCTCCGGGGGTCCGGGCCGAGCTGGTTCTGGAACGTGCCGAAATCCTGGTCCGACATCGTGCCTTCGGCGTTGGCCTGGCGGCCGCGGGTGAGCTGCGCGTCGCGCTGCTCGCCGGGCGTGCGCCGCCAGTCGGAGCGGATGCCTTGCAGGTCCTCGCCCAGTCGCTGCTGCGCCAGTTGCCGCTGCTGCTCCTGAAGATCCCTTGTTTTGCGGGTGTAGGTGTCGAGTTCGCCCTCGATCTCCCGCCAGGCATCCGCCACGTCCTTGAGGGCCTCACGTTCGGCGGCGGCCGCCTCGCGGGAATTGTCCGCCACCTCGCGTTCGGCCGAGCTGATCTGGCCGGAGAGTTCGAGGCGCCGCGCCTGAAACTGCAACGCCAACGCTTCCCGCTCGGCTTCGGACTGGGCCGCATTCATGGCCAGCCCGTAGGCGGTGTCCTCGGCCGCGGCGAGGTCGCGCAAGGTCGCGAGGCGGGCCTCAGTGCCCTGCCGGGCTAGCTCCTCGGCCGCAATCTTCTGCCGGAGCTCAGCCGCATTCTTCTGCAGCCACTCGTGAGCCACCCGTTCCGTGGCTGCGGTTTGCTCGGCGCCCGCCGCCTGGGCTCCGCGGGCTTCGGCGGCCAGGCGCGCCGCGACGATTCCGGCCTCCGTTTCCAGCCGTTTGAGTTCGATGACATAGCGCAACTGGTCGCCGACCAGTTTCGACCGCTCCTCAAACTGGGCTCGGCTGAGCCCATTCTCAAAATTAGGCGACCGCACCATGTCGGCCCCCCGCTCAAACGCCGGGCGGACTTCCTCAAGCTGGGCCCGCTCCATCTGGGCGGCGCCGGACTTGGCCCGCCGCTCCTGCGTGATTTCGGCCCGGAGCTTTTCCAGCTCGGCGGCCGAGGTCGCCGTGCCCATGCGCTGGCCGTAGGCGTTGAGCTGACCCTGCTGGCCCTGGCGCGCCACCTCGGCGCGCGAGGCGATGACACCCTTCGCCTCCAGGACACCGCGCATCAGCCGCTGCAACTGCTCGGTCAGCCCGCGGGTCGCCTCGGCGAGGTCGCCCATCACCGTGTCCTTCAGCGTGCTGGCCAGGCCCTTGAAGGTTTCGCCCTGGAGCGCCATCGCGCCGTCGAAACGGCCGAAGGTTTCCCGGAGCACCTGGAAGGGGCGATTCACCGCGCCGCCGCTTTCGGCCAGGGCGTTCAGCTTCCGGGCGGTCTCCCCGGAAATGGCGCCCATCTCAATCAGGCGCATGGTGGCCTCACCCACGGGGGTGCCGCTCTTCAGGCCGGCGTAGAGGCGGCCGGTCCACATGGCCATTTCCTCGAAGCTCCGGCCGGTGGCGGCCGCGGCGTCGCCGATCAGCCGCAGGCCGTCGCCGGCCCCCAGCTCGTCACCGGCCAGGCTCTGGAGGATGCGCGAGGCGTTGACCAGTTCGGGCAGCTCGAAGGGCGTGGTCGCGGCGAAGTCGGCCAGCTCGCGCATCCGTCGCTGCGCCGCGTCCGCGGACCCGAGCAACGTGCGGAAGGCCACGGTCTGCTGTTCCAGCGTGGCATTGTAGGCCACGCCCGCGGTCAGGCCGCCGAGCAGGGCGGTCGTCACCCCGGCCAGAGACAGGGCCACCGGCGACAGGGCGCCCAGGACGCTGCTGAAGCCGGCGGTCAGGCCGCCGGTGAGCTGCTGACCCGCGGCCGCGGTCCGGCCGGCCTCCTGCCCCACCTCGCGCACCTTCTGTTTGACGGTGTCGAGCGCGGCGGTCTGGGCCGAGGTGCGGATGAGGACTTCGACCGGGGTCATGGCAGCGAGGTGAGCAGGCGTTGGCGGATTTCGTCGAACTGGGCGAAGCCTTCCCGCGATTGGGCGGCACTGGCCCCGAGGAAGGCGGCCTCGAGGGCGGCCAGCTGGCGGCGGGTGTCCCGGCGGCCCGCCTCCTCGGCGAGCAGTTCCAGTTCACCCAGCGACAGGTCCCGCGCCTGGTCCGGCGTCAGGCCGGCGGCGAGGGCGGTGCGGAGGAGCCAGCGCCCGAGCTCGACAGGTTGCGCTCCAGCGCCGCCGTCAGCGCCCGTTCCATCGCCCGCTCCGCCGTCTTGCCCTGCACCTGGTTGAGCAGCTGGGTCTGCCGGGTGCAGTAGCTGAAAAAAGGCCGGTTCAGTTCCCGGAACTTGCCCGCCAGCTCGTCGTAGCTGTCGGGGTGGATCGGGTCGTCGCCGCCGGCCAGCGACCCGCGTTGGACGTTGAGCGCGGTTTCGATGAGCGCCACCTCGTTCCCGAGCAGCGGCAGCAGTTCGTTGAACTCGCGCACCTTGAAGGCGCGGAGCGTGAGGGTGACCTGCAGGCCGGATTCCTTGGTCAGCAGGAACGGCAGGCCGAGGACGGTGGCGGTGGTGTTCACGGGGCAGGCTCAGGGGTGGGTTCGGGCTCCGGCGCGGGCGTGGGCGCTTCGAGCTGTTCGGCCATCGCGGTGAACGCGGCGCGGATGGCGGCAAACTGCGGGTGGTCGGCCAGGCCGCTGGCAACCAGCGGATCGCTGGCTTGGACGAAGCGGACTTTGCCGGCTTCGTCGCGGAATACGTCGCCGCGCTGGATGTTGACGGTGATGTCCTTCGCGTCGCCGTCGGCCACCGGGCGCGACAGGATTTCGACGCGGAGGATTTCGCGGGTGGGGGTCAGGGTGATGGGGTCCATGGTGAGCAGGGAGCAGGGAGCGGAAGGTTAGTCCACGAGGTCGTAAATGACGGTCCAATCCACCGTGGCGGTGACGGACACGTTCACCCACAGGTTGCCGGTGGTGTTGAAGCGGTTGACGACGGTGAGATCGTTCAGGCCGGCGGCCAGGGCCACGCTGGCGACGTGCTGGGTGCCCCCGCTGCCGCTGCCCATGGTGACTGTCGGGGTGCCGGAAACCGCATCCGCGGTGATGCAGCGGATACGGGCATTGAGCGGGATGACGGGAACGGAGCCGCCCAACTGGATGCCGCCGCCGGCTGTTGTGCGGACCCGGACGCAGCCTTCGCGGCCAGGGACGACGTGCGCGACGCCGCCGACGCCGATGCCGTGAAGCAGGTTCGAGCTGCGGTCGGTGAAGCACAGGCCGGCGCCCTCGCCGAGGTTGAGGTCAACCAGGGCACCGATGCGTTCCAAGACAACCAAGTCCAGATTCACGTCCGCGTTTGCAGCCGAGACGGTTAACTTTGGCGAGGTTCCGGTCCCAGTGTTCACGGCCTCCAGCGAGTAGGGCGCCCATGACGTTGTGAGTGCCTGATTGGCAAACGTAACAGACGAGTTCACATCCGCGACGTTGAGCGCAGGGGTTCCGCTGGCAGCCTTGGCGGTGAAGGTCAGCCGGAATCGTTTGCCGATAGGAAGCGTGCCGGCGGTCCAATACACCGCAGCAGAACCGGAAGCACCGGGTTGAATCCGGCAACTGGCAGCCCCGGAGTTAAACGTAACGGTATCCCGTGAAAGTGCTCCGGTGCCGGACGTGAACTCGGAAACTGAGGCAAACACGTCCGCCCCGCCACCGCCCGCGGTTTCAAATCCGCCGTTGAGAGTTGAGGCGTTGATTACCTGCGTCTGCGTGCCCCACTGGTCGGCGTCGGCCACGCCGTTGACGATGAGATCGTTGACGTCGGACTGCGATAGCGCCCGGTTGAACAGGACGGCCCGGTAAATGCGGTCGCCGAAAATGTTCGACGAGGACTGCATCCCCAAGTTGAAGAACCCATCGGCCACGGCAGCACCCCATGTCGGCGGCGTGCCCGCAGTCGCCTCGGAGAACGCGGTGTCGGTCCCGTTGACGTAGATTTTCAGCGTGTTGCCGGTGCGGGTCACCACCACGTCCACCACCTGCCCGGCGTAGGTCGTCACGAAACTGGAGATCGTCGCGATGCGGTTGTCCGTCGCCTGATTTGCCCCATAACGGAACAGCCGGAGCTGGTTCGCGTTGTCGAGGTAAAGCAGCACCGCGTTCGGCCGGTAGGTGGCGGTGGCTGTATCGGTGAGCGCCCAAATGCCGGGTAGGGAGCCGTTGCCGCTGGCCGGAATCGACGCCGGGCAGCGGAAACGGGTCCAGACAGAGAAGTCGCCCGCGGCGATGGCCTGCCCGGTAAGGGCCGACGAAATCCGCGTGCCGCTGGTCTGGCCATCGAACGTCACCCCAGGCTGGCCGCCGATGAGGGAGTGTCGGCGGGCGTCCGAAGTAGAAGTGACGCCCAGCAGGCTGCGCCAGTTGTCGGGGTTCGTGAGGCCGGTGCCGTCGAGGCCGGGGGACGTGCCGACGGAGCCCTGCGGTTGATTCAAGTTGAGCATAGGGGGAACGGATCAGACTTCGAGGTAACGGAGTTCCTTGGAGCCGGTGCCGGCATGGATGGCCCACCAGCCGGAACACGGGGCCATCAGCCCGCCGTCGAGCCGGCCGACGGTAAGCACTCCGCCGTTGGCCGCCACGCGCAGGCCGGCGTTGGCGCCGGCCCCGGCGGTCACCCCGGCGAAGTTCGCGACGAAGAGGTCGGTGTCGCTGAGGTTCTGGATGAACAGGCCGTTGCGCCCGGTGGCGGGCACAATCGGGGTGGCGGCGGTGGTGATGGAAACGGAGGGCATGGGGAGCTAGGAGCTAGAAGCGGGGAGCAATGAGCGGGCGGCGGAATTCAGATCAGCTTCCATTTCGCGCCGGTGTAATAAAGCGCGAGCACGGCGTCGTTGCGGTTGACGAGGTAGGTCTTGGTCCCGGCCGTTTCGATGTCCACGGCGCCGGCATCCACCGTGATCGGATGCAGGGAGCCCTGGCCCGAGGTGTCCACGACCTCGATGCGCTGCGCGGCGGAGGGCGCCGGGGGCAGCGTGACGGTGACCGGGGCGGAGCGGCTGCCCACCTGCACGGTGTAGTTCACGCCGGCGAGCAGCGTGGTGTTGTGCGCCGCCAGGGTCGTCGGCGTGGGCGGCGTGCCCGAGACGACCGGGGCCACTTCGCCGGGAATCACTAGTTGGACGGGCGCAGTGTTCTCGTGGGTCACCCCCGCCAGGCTCGCGGCGGCCGGCGCGGTGTTGTCGTGGGTGGTGCCGGCGACGGTAGCGGCCAACGGCCCGAGATCGGGAGCAGCGGCCAGGGACGGTTCCTCCTCGAAATCCACATGGTCGGATACCGGATCGCCCGTGAACGAATCGTCATTGTAGAAACGGACCGTGACAAAGACACCGGCCGGGATGACCCGGCCGGGCCACTGCGCGGCGCCCACCGCCTGGTCCTGGTCAATGTCCGCTTCCAGGACAGCCGCGCCCGAGTAGCGCTTGAGCAGGCGGCCCGCGAACGGCGTCGTGAACGTGTAGGCGGAGTGGGCGCCCACGTCCGCGAAGACCGCCACCTCCAGCGAACCGCCAATCGCAAACGCCAGCCGGGAGTGGCTGCGCACGGGCGGTGCGTTGTCGAAGCCGTAATTGAGCACGGTGGACATGGCGGCGGATCAGAGCGTGCCGGTGTTGAGGACCGAATAGAGCCCGGTGGCGTTGTAGACCGGATCGGTCTTCGCCTTGGGGTCGAGGGTCAGCGCGTCGGCCAGGACGAACTCCACGAAGTGGTCGAGGGTCACCTGGAGCGCATGCTTGTGGTCGTAGACCTGGATCTTCAGCCAGGCGTTTAGCTCGGCGGGTGCCTCGCCCGGATTGAACTGGGTGCTGGAACCATTGAGGGCGAGCGTCTGCAGCAGGCTCTGGAACGTGATGGGCTGCACCCGCTGGCAGGTGAGCTTGAAGCTGCGCTTGCGCCCCACGCGGAGGACCTCGACCAGCTCCAGGCCGCCGGGCACCGGTTCCCAGAGCTCAAGCCCCTGGCCGTTGTCGACCGACAGCTCGGCCTTGGCGATGCCGGACAGCTTGACCCACGCGCCGTCGGTCGCCGCTGGTTTCGCGGTCCGCTGCACGGTGGTGTAGCTGGTGGCGTCCCCGGCCGGTTTGATGACGGAGCCGGCGAGGGTGAGGGTGGCGTTTTCGAGGGCGAGCCAGGCATGGGTGCCGGGCGCGAGGGTCTTGGGGGCGGCGAGGGGCATAGGTCAAAAGGCTTGGAGCGGGGAGCAGGGAGTTAGTCGGATTCGGGATAGGGTTCGGCGTGGTCGTCGGTGCATTCGAGTTCCAGGAGGCAGGCGGCGCGGCCGGGCTGCCGTTCCTTCAGGTTCTCGACGGTGAGGATCTCGGCGTTCACCGGCGCGCACAGCACGGCGCCCGGTTCTGCCAGCAACCGGCCGGCGACGGCCGCGCGGACCAGGTCCTTGAGCGGCAGGGCGCCCGGATTGGTGGCGGTGCCGTAGATGGCTTCCTGGCGTTTGCCGAGGACCCGGTCGCTCAGGATCAGGCTGACCTCCGTGGTGCGCCGCGAGCACACCTGGTCGGGGCCGGACCCGGCGTCGCCGAACCGGTCGCCCATATACACCACCAGCGCCACGCGCTGGCGGGTGACGAGCAGCTCGGTGAAGGCCGCCACCAGCTCGGTGCTGTCGAACCGCTTCACTTCCTGGAAGGCGGGTTCCGCCGGGCCGCTGCCGGGCGTCCACTGGACGGCCTGCAGCTTCGCCACAAGGGCGTCGATGATTTCCGTGGTGGTCCTCATCGGATCGCGATCTTCGCGCCGCTGCCCCAGACACCGGCATTCACCGGCGGGGTCACGCTGGCCTCGGTCAGCGGCAGGTTGGGCCGGTCGCCGCGGGCGATGGCCGCCAGCTCCTCGCGGGCGGCCTTCGCGGCTTCCGTGATGTCCTTGGGCACGCCGAGCTCGGCGGCAAGGAAGGCGCGCTCCAGGGCGAGCACGCGCACCCAGCCGTTCACCGACTGGTCGTCCACCACGTAACCGCGGGTCAGCCGGGCCACGTCCGCCACCGCCTCGTCGATGAGCTTCCCCAGGGGATCGGCCACGCCGAGGTTCGCCAGCGCAGCGGTGAGCTGGGCCTTGCGATCCTCGGTCAGCAGCAGGTCGGACGCGGTGAAGGGCATGAGGTAGCGGGGAGCTGGGAGCTGGGAGCGGGGAGCTCAGTCCACGGCGGGCCAGTGCCAGGCGCCGGGCGTGGGTTTGTCGGCCAGCGGCACGGCGGCCTGGCGGAACACGCCGGGCAGGCCGTCGGCCACGCCGGGGGAACCGTCGCCGTCGGTGAAGACCTGCAGCGTGACGGTGGTGGTTTCCTTCTTGTCGACGGCCACGATGAGCGCGGGCCGTTCCTGGCCGGCGCTGGGGCCGTCCTTGAGGGTGAAGCGGACGAGGCGTCCGACGGAGGGTTTGTTCTTTTCAGCCATAAATGGGAGGAGCTAGGAGCTGGGAGCTGGGAGCTGGGAGCGAAGCAGCGGCCGCCGATTTCCGGCTCCCTGCTCGGTGCTCCGAGCTCCCTGCGGTTATCAAGCGCTGATGAGGCGTTGGCCGGAGGCGGCCTGGCCGCGGGCGGCGCCGAACATGAGGGCCACGCGGCCACGGGCGGCGCCGAAGTTGTGGTCCACGTATTGGGTGAGGAGCACCGAGATGCCGGTGTCGGGGTTGGTGACCACCTGCACGCGGCCGGTGGACGGCACGCCCGGCAGGGCGGTCGTGTAGTCGTTGGGCACGCGGGTCGCGAGCGCCAGCGCGTCGGGCCGCAGGGCGAAGCCGGTGAGGTTGCCGGTGGTCGGCAGGTTGATCGCCTCAATCGGCTTCAGGCCGCTGATGTCCGGCAGCGTGCCCGCGGTGATCAGGGAGGACTGGGCCGCCTGTTGGGTCGCCAGGTTGACGAGGACCGAGTCCTTGGACAGGCCGCCGAAGTAGGCGGAGTTGAGCAGGAGCGACATGTTCGGCCCCACCACGCCGCGGCCGCGGACGGTGCTGGCGATGTCCACCACGGTGCTGCGGGCGAAGCCCACGAGCGCCTGGGTGGTGGCGTTGCTGAAGTTGCCCGCCGTGATGAGCGCGTAGACGTAGTCCACCAAGCCCTTGCCGATGGTGTAGTGCATCGGTTCCTCCTGCTCGTCGAACAGGCCGCGCATGGTGCTGGCCAGCTCGTTCACGCCGAAGGCGATCTGCACGTAGCGGTGCTGGTCGATGGTGACCGGCACGTCGGTGGTGGCGGCGTCCTGGTCCACGTAGCCCGTGGCCGGGTTGAAGCTCTGGAGCGTCAGGTTGCCGCGCAGGCGGGTCATCACCTGCTGGTTGAACTTGGCGCCCTCGGCCGAGTAGTCGGTGCTGATCCGGCTGAGGAGCGGGAACGCCAGCTTCAGGTAGTCGAGCGCCCGCTGCACGGTAAGCACGCCGGTGAGCGTGCCGAGCGAGTTGGCCGCCTGGATCGCGTAACCGCCCGCCACCACCTTGCGCGTGATGGCCTGCACGGGTTCGACCAAGTCGTTGCCCTTCTCAACGCGCGGTCGCAGGTCCTTGGCCCAGAGCGCGGCGCGCTTATTCGGGTCGGCTTGCTGGCCGTAAGCTTCGAGCGCACGGGTCACGTCGCCCTCGCCGGTTTCCACACGGGAGCCGGCGGTGATGACGGCGCCGCCCAGCGCAGGATTGCCCGCGAGCTTGGCCAGCAGCCCGGCCTTGGTCGGATCGGCGGCGAGGACCGCCTCCCACTCCGCCTGGGTAGCGGTGTCCTGGGCGGCAATGGCGCCGCGTTCCACGGCCGCCTTCACGAGCGCCTTCGCGTCGCCCTTCTGGCGGTCGGCTTTCTCGGCCTCAAGTTGGGTGGCCTTGGCCTGGACGAGCTTGAGTTCGGCGTCCTTGGCCGCGAGGGAGTCCGCGGCGTCGGTCTGGCCGGCGGCTTCTGTCGCCTGGATTTCCGCCTGGAGGTCGGCGGCCTCCCGGAGCTTGGCCGTGATCTCGCCGTCCTTCGCCTTGAGGGCGTCGGCCTTGGTGGCATCGGCGGCGAGGGTAGTGCGCTCCTGCTGGAGCGTGGCAATCGCCCCGAGCAGGGCGAGCAGTTGCTGGTGTTTCTTCATGTCGTGAGTCGCTTGGTGGGCAAAGAAAGGGAGGATGCGCTTGAACGCGGGGTTGTTGACCAGGCCGCCCATGTTCAGCGGGGCGCCGGTCACGCGGGCGGGGGCGGTGCGGGTGGTCTTCACCGTGTCGGTGAAGAAGCCGGGGGAGAACGCGCGGTGCGTCTTGCCCAGCACGGCGGTCCGGCCGGCCTCGCTCCACTCCACGGCGGCATACACGCCGGGCGCCGGGGCATTGGCCCACTCGAACCGCACGGGCCACGCGGTGGCGGCCTGGTTCAGGTGGTCGAGGTCGAAGAAGGGCCGGTGGGGCGACGCGGCGCGGTGCGCTTCGAGCGCCCGCTGGGCCACCGCGGCGGTCTCGGGACCCACTTCCACCCACAGGGACACGGGGCGGCCGCCCTGGGAGGCGGTGATCTCCTGGAGCCCGCCGGGCATCCACATCACGCGAGCCGGCAGTTCACCCTCGCGGGCGGTCAGGGCGACGTCGGTGGCGAACCGGGCGAGCAGCGGCAGGGGTGACGACGCGAGGATCGGCCAGGCCATTCCGGCCGCCGCCTTCCCGCTTCCGCCTGCAGTGCAGTTCGTCATCCGCGCACAGAGTGCGCGGACCGGCGGTGACCTGTCGTCCGCGAGCGCCGGCAACGCGGCCAACGCGGCGAGAATCTTCAGTTCGCCGCGGAATTTTCGAGGCGGTCGGCGTAGAGCCGGGCCCGGATCAGGAGCGCATTGAGCAGCACCCCCTTCATGGGCAGGGCCGTGCGGTCGGGTTTCTGGTCCACCCATCGGCGCAGGACGTAGTGGACCACCACGCCGCGGGTCGTGCTGAGTTCGGCGAGCACGCCCCGCTGGCCGTCGCGTTTGCCCAGGGCAAACAGGCGGATGCCGCGCTCCTGCTCCAGCGTGGCCGCCGTGCGGCCGTAGGCTTCCTTCGATACCGGGATGGTCAGGAACTTCCCGCGCTTCGCCCGGATCGTGCCGCCGTGGACCTTCTGCGCGAAGGCCGGATGCGAGATGGCGATCCGCACCGTGGTGCCGCCGTCCAGGATCGTCGGCGAGGACACGCTCTGTGCCACGGCCCGCCAGAAATTCTGCCGCTTGCCACCCAGCTTGTTCGGCTCCCGCTGCTGTTTTTCCCGGAAGTGATACCTGAGCTGATTCCCTGCTTCGCGCCCCAGCACGCGAGCAAGACCGGCGGGGCGCTTGAGCCTCGCCGCCACCTGGTCGAACTCGGCCACGAAGCCTTCCTCGTTGAAGCGGATCGCAATCATCGCATCAGTCCGGCGCGGCCGGCTTCCTGGTTCAGTCGAGATGCAGGGCGAGGCCAACGCCCCAGAAGAGCCATTCCAACGTAAGCGAAACCGACGGCGTGCCACAGCAGTCGCACTCGTCGCGGGTGAGCAGCAGCGTGGGCAGCAACGGCAGCTGCGGGCACTCGTAGTCGCAGAGAAGGATCAGGCTCATGCGGCACCTCCCGGAGCCTTCGTCCGTCCCTTCCTCGCCAGCCACCCGCCCAGCGCGCCGTTGAGCACGGCGGCGCCCATGTTGGCGGTCATCGCGTCGGCCAGGGCGGTGGTGTCGAGCAGCGGGGCCAGCTCCTCCGGCAGCGCGTTCTGTGCGTGGGTCAGCAGGCGGTCGAACTCGGCGTCGGTGACCTTGGGACTCTCCGCGGCGAGGATGAGCGCCTGGAACCAGGGCACCGCCCCGCCCAGCCACTTGGCCTCCACGCCGGTGACCGATTCCGCGACGGCGACCGCCAGCTTGCGTTGCGCCGCCGGTGGCGACGGCTGGCGGGTGGCGGGGGTGGCGGCCGCGACGAGGTCGCCCGGCTTGGGCTCCTGGGGATTGGGTTCCTTGCTCATTGGATCAGTGGGCATTCCACCCCGCGGCTCCAGCACGGCCTCGCCGTCCTTGGGGATCGGGATGCCGAGCTTATCGTGGGCAAACTGGATGGGCACCCGCACCCCGGCCTCGCCGGCGGTCTTGAACATCTCGGCCATCGCCTTCGTGTCCTCCTCCTCCTCAATGTCCGGCACCAGGTAGGGGCATTCCGCGTCGTCGCCGAAGTTAAGCCGCGACCAGGCGGGGATGAGCTGGCTGTTCAGCACGCGGGCGGCGAACCGGCACACGGCCTGTTCCCGGTCGCTCAGCACGCCGGCATGGACCGTGCCCAGGGCGCGGCTGCCGGAATTGCCCACGTCGGTCGTCAGGGTCTGGCCGAGGACAAGGATGTCGCAGATCCGGTCCACGGCGTTGAGCAGGCGCTCCTGCGGTCCCTCGGCGCTGGCCTTCACCGCCTCGAGCAGCTGGATCGTGGTGCCCTCGGGGAACGCGGCCCAGGCGGCGCTGCCCATGTTGGCCAGCATCGCCTCGATCTTGCCGATGGTGTCGGCGTCGGCGCCCTTGGCGTAGTTGGCCCACCGGATCGGCTGGCCGAAGAGCTGGCCGAAGTTGAGGAACCACTCCCAGGAGAAGTTGCTGGCCGCCCAGAAGAACGCGAGCGGCTGCAGCAGTGCGGCGCCGGCCGGATGCCCCGACTTCTGCTTTGCCACCGCCACCACGAACTTGTCTGGCAGGAACTCCACCCAATTCTCTCCGGCTCCCGGCTCCGCGCTCCCGGCTCCGCGCCCCCCGAGCGCCTCGGCCTTCAGCATCAGGCGGTCGGCCTGGCCGCGGCGATCCGGGTAGCCGTAGAGCTTGGGGTTCACCCAACGCGCAGCGCGCGGCACGACGACGGCGCCCGTCTCGCCCGCACGGGTTTCCCAGAGGATCTCCTGGACGGAGATGCACTTGCCCCAGCCGTCCAGGATGTCGAACAGCAGGCCCTCGAAATCGTTCTCGTCGCCGAACGGGTCCGGCCGCATGCCCCACAGGGCCTCCTCCAGCTGGGCTGCCCGGCGCTCGGCCTCGGCGGTCGGCTTGGCCCCCTTGCGGGCGAACGGTTGGGCGAACCATTCGATGGCGAGCGCCTTCTCGCGGAGCTTCTTGAGGTTGCCCTGCAGGCGGGGCCAGGTCCGTTCCATCAGGTCGAACATCTCCCACTGCCGCGTGAGGTCGCCCTGGAGCGCGTCGCGGATGAGGTATTCCACCATCTGTGGGGTGTAGTGCTTCACCTCCGGCGCGAGCCAGCGGTCCTGCACGGCGGGATTGAGCCACCAGTCGCCGAGCGGTTCGGACCGAGGCCGAGGGGCGGCGGCCGCCCAGCGGGCGAAGGCGAGGGCGGGTTTGGCGAGGGCGGCGCGGAGGTTCATCGGACGGAGCTCAGGGGTGCGGGTTGAAAGCGGACCGGCTGCACGCGGATGCCGACGGTGGTTTCCAGGGCACCGTTGGTGGAGTCGAGCGCATGCAGGGCAAGCTTATGGCTGTCGAAGGTATCCCCGTGCTCGCCGTTGGGTCCCAGCTCGGCAGTGAAGGAACCCCGGTCGCGTTTGACCAGGCGCAGGTCCGCCTTGAGGTAACGCTCCGGGGCCACGGTGAGCTGGTTGTCGTCGAACGCGGCCACCAGCCCGTTGCCGAGGGCCGCCTTGCGGGTGAGCGGCTCCCCGCCGGGCTGTTCCACCGTCTCGCTTCCCACGATGTCCTCGACCGGCACCAGCGCGGCGAGGGCGCGCCGGACGTTCACGCAGTGGTAACGTTCGGAGGTGGCGTCCTGGCACAGGCGCCGCGCCCGGCCGCCGACGATTCGGCGGTTCACCGTTTCCACCACCTGGCGGAGGCGGTTGATGGCTATCTCGGGGTCGGGCGTCTTCCACACCAGGGTCAGCGGCGCGATGAGCTCCGCGCCGGCCCGTTCCAGGACCGTGACGGCGGTGGGATTGCTGGCATCCTTCTCGGTGGTGGCCCAGTCCACGCCGATGCCCACGGCACCGCTGCCGAGGTGTTCGGCCAGCCAGTCCAGCCCACGGGCCAGGTCCCGGTCATCCTGGACCTGCAGGCAGAGGCAGCGGCCCACGCCACGGCGCTGGGCGCTGTCGAGTTGCAGCAGGCCCACGGCCGCGCTGCCGCCCAGGACGAACTTCACGCCGTAGTTGCGGTCCCAGGCTTCCTTGTCCGGCGCGTGGGCGCGCGATTCATCGGGGGAGATGGGTTTGCCCGTGTCGTCGTCGTAGAGCGGCACGCCGTCGGCGTGGGCATCCCAGGCATCCACCCGTAGAACCCACACGCCCAGTTCGCTGCGATACCAGTTGCCCTTGGGGTTCACCGGCAGCTCGGTGCCAATCGGCGGGGCGAGCAGCTCGAAGCTGTAGTGCGAATCGTCGGGCGGCGGCGTGGTGGTGAGGATGCAGCGGAACGCCTGGTTGCTCGCGATGATCGGCGACACGGCTTCCCACACTTCGCGGAAGTTCTTCACCCGGCCCACCTCGTCGAGGATCAGGTCGCCGGTTTCGCCCACGGCATCGGGCGTGAGGGCAACGACCTTGGTGCGCGAGTAGGTCGTGCGGTCGTGGTAGAGGCGCAGTTCCAGGCGGGACTGCTCGTAGATCTCCGCGAAGTGGTCGGCGTCGAGTTCGGCCACGGACTTGCCGTCGGCCGAGTTCACCGCCTGCAACTGGAGCTTCGCGCCGGCCGCCTCCTGCATGAAGGTCCGGATCGCCGCCTGCAGCACGCCGGATTCCTTGCGGATGATCTCGCGGGCCAGATCCAGCTTCACCGAGCCGAACACCACGCTGTGGCCGGCCTGCTTCATCATCTTCTTCAGCGCAATCTTGCCGGCCTTGGTGGTCTTGCCGTATTGGCGCCGGCAGAGGAATCCGCTGATGCGGTGCCGCTCCACACCGCGACCGAACTCCAGCTGGCCGGCCCGTTCCTTTAAGATTCCGCTCATGTCGCCTTTGCCTCCGGCTGGGCGTGCCAGTCCTCGCCGAACATGAGCGCGCCGAGCTGTTCGATCTTTTCCGCGTTGCTGGCCGGGCCGGCGGCGATGTCCTTCGCCCGCTGGTCGGCCGCCCATTGCAGGAACAGCTCGCACGTCTCCCGCCGGAAGCGGGCCTGGTCGAGCTTGAGAGCCTCCCGGTCCTTCTGGGACCGCTGGAGGGAAACGAAGCTCTTGGTGTCCCGCTTACGGATGGACAGGAGGGTGAAGAGCTTGAGCCCCTGCCGGTCCAATTCCTCCTGGGTGATGTTGGGATTCGCCGCCCGCTCGGCTTCGAGCATCGACTCCACGGTCTGCTCGTTGGCCTGGAAATCTTCCTCCAGCTCCAGCCGGTCGCGGATGTTGCTGAGCGTGGCCGGCGATGGGGGCTGGCCTGCCCACCGGCCCGTCTTCCAGGGCGGCAACCGCCGGAGGATTTCCTTGTCCGACGGGTTCCGCGTGCGCAGCGCCGTGTGGAGCCACTGCAGGGTCGCGTCCGAGAGCTGGGCCTCGTAGGAGTTGGTCCACTGCGGACCCTTTTCGACCTGTTCGGGGGCGGACATGGCGCAAAAACGGGGTCAGGCCCCTTCGCAGGACCGCTTATGGCCGCGAACGGCAGCCACGTAGGCGCATCGGAACCCCCAGGGGGCTGTCTGGACACCGGGCAAAACGTCCTGGGGCATTTTAAGGGGCATCGCGAAAAGGGTCAGGCGGGGGTGATGATGAGTTCGCCGAACGTCGCCGCGGCGTGGGTGGCGTTGTTCGCCCGCCGGTTCCGGGTCACCACGGGACGCACCTGGCAATCGGCGAACAGTTTCCGGTTCTCCTTCGAGTCGTTGACCGTCAGGAGCCAGCGGCCGCGCAGGCGGTCGAGCCGGGAACGGAGCTGGACCATGTCCTCCTGCTTCCAGGGCGAGTAAGCCTTGATGTCCCCGCCCACATACGGCGGGTCCAGGAAGAAGAAGCTCCGCTCCGCGTCGTAGTTCTGGAGGCAGCGTTCGTAGGGCAGGTTCTCGACCACGACCTTGTTCAGGCGCTTGCGGATGCCTTCCAACCGGTCGCCGATGTCGTCGCGGTCGAAACCCACGCCCCCGCCCTTGGCCTTGGCCACGCCGAAACTCTGGCCACCGCCGCCGAACGAGGCGCGGTTCCGCAGCAGGAAACGGGCGGCCCGCTGGATCTCGGTCAGGCCGGGCTGGGCACGGAAGTCGTGGAAGTCCTGGCGGCTGGCCACGAACCAGCGCATCTCCTCCAGCAGGGCCGGCAGGTGGAAGTGCGCGTTGCGCATCAGGGCCACGATGTCGCCGTTGAGGTCGTTGAGGACCTCGGTCGAATGGCGTTCCTTGGCGAGGGTCAGCGCGGCGGAGCCGGCGAACACCTCGCAGAAGCAGTCGCAGGCGTCGGCCGCGGGCACGAGCGGCAGCAGTTCCTTGAGCAGGCGGCGCTTGCCACCGGGCCAGCGGAGCAACGGGCGGACGGGTTCGGGGGCGGCGTTCATGGTTGGTCGAGGCCGCGTTCCTGGCAGTATTCACGGCCGGCGGCGGTCAGGTTCCACCGGCTGTCGGCCGGGTTCAGCTTCACCACCCGGAGCACCAGGGCCTTGCCCAGGGCGTTGGTGGCGTCGCCCAGGTAGTCGAGCTCCGCGGCGAGCGTGTCGGCGTCCAGGCGGGGCAGCGCCTCGCTGCGCACGGCGGCCAGCAGCAGGCTGCCCGGCGTGCCCCAGCGCAGGCCGTGCCGCGCCAGGTAGCGCAGCAGGCACATGTGGAGCAGCTCGCGGTCGGCGGGGGTCAGGTTCATTTCAGGTTCCCGGTGTTGCGCAGGAGGGCGACGATCTGCATGGGCTGGTCGCGCAGGGCCTGGCCGAATTCCGCCGCCTGGTTGTCGATCCGGGCCGCCAACTCCTTGCGCATGGAGTCCATGCGCTGGTCCAACCCCTCCACCACCGTGTCAATGTGGGCCCGGAGTTCCACGCGGCTGTGATCGCTGGCGCTGGACATGGCCGTGATGCGCGCCTCCATGGCCACGAGGTCGCCGCGGGTGGCGTAGTCCCCCTTGGGCTGGTATCGGCCGGCCGAATCGGCCTGCACATCCGCGCCGGTCGGCCGGCTGATGTCGCGCCACAGGCCGATTACGGATCTGAGGGCCACCGCCAGTCCGGCGATGGAGAGCACAAGCCAGCCGATGGACTGGGCCGAGGAAGGATCGGGGAGTTGGGCAAACATGGGAGCTAGGAGCTAGGAGCGGGGAGTCGCCGCGGTGAGTTCGTCCCGGCGGCGCCGGATGACGGCCAGGTCCGCGGCCGACCATTGGTGCGGCTGCAGGGGTTGCCCGGAGTTGGCAAACGCCATGACCGCACTGAGCGACCGGTTGGGCGGATCTCCGGGTTGGGGCGCCGGGTCAATGGGCACCGGCCGGGGGGGCGGGTTTTCCAACCCGCCGAGCGGACTGGAAAGTCCGCGCCCCTGAGGCAGCAGGGAGACGGTGTCGTCGGTGCGCTCCTCCACCAGGCCGTGGATCAGGTCCTTGACCCCGGCGGCGCGTTGGGCGGCCTCCAGGCCGCGGACCACCTGCAGGTCCACGGCCGCGGTGTAGCCGGGCAGCTGCAGCGCCGCCTTGCGGACGGACTCGACGTTCTCGACCAGCACCCCGGCCGTCTCCTGCCAGGTCATCGCCTCGCCCAGCGCCTTCCGGCGGCGGCGTTCGTTGACCAGGCCGAAGAACGAGCCGAGCAGGCCGAGCCCGACGGACGCGGCGGCCCCGCCCCAGGGCACGGGCGCGAGGCCGCCGGCCGTGGCCGTGACCGAGGCGGCCAGCGGGGACAGGGACACGTTGGTGTAAAAGACCGGCGGCGAGACCAGCGTGACGACGTTCGTGGCCAGCGCGGTCACCAGGTTGGTGACCACCACCGTGTTGGTGACCGGCCGGGCGTTCACCGTCTCGACCACCGTGTTGGTCTGGACGATCTGGACCACGTTCGTGCGGACGACCTCGACCACGTTGGTCTGGGCCGGCCGCAGTTGCACAGGGGTGGATTGGCAGCCGGCGAGCAGCAGGCAGGCGAGCGCGCCGAGGATAACCCAAATCAGGGCACCGGTGAGAAACAGGGGGAGCCGTGGTTTCATGGGAGAAAGGAAGAGGTTCCGGCCAGCCGGAGGAACGGCACGCTGGACGACGAGCCCGTTGGATTGGGCCGGCCGGAACCGAAAAGGGGGGAGCTTACGCCACTGGTGGCGGACGCCCGGTGGCGGGCTGACCAGGGAGCACTCGCCACTAGTGGCGAAAGGTCGGCCGGGAGGGCGTTTGTCCGTCGTGAAGCAGCGTCCAACATGCGCCCACAGAGTGGGCGCACCTAGGGGCCAATGTCGTCCGGCACCGCGGCCAACGCGGTCAACGCGGCGAGAAAATGAGGAAAAAGAGGGCGGCCGGACGAATCCGAAGGCAGGAAGGCAGGAAAAGCGGGCCGACGGGAGCGCCCGAGTCCAACTCAGTTAGCTTTGGGAGAGGGTAGCAAACTGAAGCGGCCGTCCACAACTGTCTTACCATCTTCGACTAACTCCCATGCTCCAAAACCCGTGTTAGTCGCATCGAACCCTTCAAAGTTGGCGTAAAAAACGCCGTTGGGGATCACTTCGAGCCTGAACTCCGCAACGCTGGCGTGCAGGCGACGATACACAATCCGTCCGGTGCCGTTTAATCCCAACTCGCCGGTGACCGCGGCCTCCGCGTTCGTCGATATTGCGAGTCGCGCAGTTCCGAGCGTGGCATAGGGGGGCAAGGCGAAGAATGCTGTCAGGTTCATCTGCCGCCCGGCCAAGGTTTCGGGAGGCAGGGTGCGATTCAAGAAACTCAATTGGACCGTGCGGCTGGTTGCGACTCCAAACGCGTTGCTCGCCACCAGCCATATGGTCGTCCGATGGCGATCTGCGGTCTGGATGTTCAGCTCCTCGCCCTGACCGATCGGGGTGTGGTAGGTTGCCTTGAACCACGCCACACTCATGGGCGTGGCCCCGCGCACGTTTGCCCGATAAAGCCACGCAAAGATGTCGTCCTTGTAAATCCAACGGGACTCCGGCTGCACAGCAACGACGGGAGCGCCGGTGTTTTCCACGAGGCAGAACGATTTCACATCGGCGCGTCGGTCTAGCCACAGAGTCCAATTGGAATTCCCGGCCTGCAGTTGGCGTGGTTCCCCAGCCTGCCACCACAGGCGATCAGGCGCCCGCTCAAGTGGCCACTCTTGTTCCTTGGTTTGATCCAGTCGCCACGTCCCTGCATGGGGAGTGGTCGCTTCGAGGATCACGCCCACGTCAGGCCCCAGGTTTGTCCATCCAATGGCCTTCAGCTTCGGGCCTGAATCTTGAACCTGCGCCGGTGAATAACTCGGGAGTAAGAGCGCCAATGCTGCCCCCGCCAGTGTCCGACCCAGCCAACCAACCTGTGCGCGCAGCCCGGCGACCACCTTGAGCGACCTCCGCGAAACCACCGGGAACACAAGGACAGAATACATGATGGACTGGGAATGGGATTGGGATTTGGACGCCGCCGCAGTTGAGCCGATGGACCCGGAGTTGGCAGAGCTGGTCAGGGAGCTGGACGCGAGGAAAATCCAGCGCCTGGCGTGCTGCCTGGGCTGGCAGGCGTTTTGGTTCGCCCTGGCGGTGGACTGTCCGCTCGTGCGGCTACCAGCCGTGCCACATTTCGACGCACGGAGTCCTTGGCCAACGCCGCCGTTTTTTCCTCCGTGGCGGAACTAGCCGGTCGCCCTCGCTGCTCCAGCGAGCGGAGGATGTTAGCCATCTGCCCAATTTCCAGGCGGCGGGCCGCTAGGGACTCAATCTTCGGCAGCTGGGTTGCCCGCCGGATCAGCTCGGTTTCCAAGTCGGCTGTATTCATGTCTGTCGGGATGAGCGACAGCATGACCGTGTCCGCATCAAATGAAGTTTCCTCGGCGGTCCTCGGTGGCGGGAGTGTTTCCTGAGAAACAAACATCTCTCCCTCGCCAACCTCCAACCAAGACCGGCTTACCCGCAGCTTGTCACAGATGGCAGTGATCAGCTCCGGGCTTGGATTAGTGGAGAACCCTCTTTCTAGCTTACTTAGATAGCTACGGCCATAGCCGATCCGCGCCCCGAACGATTCCAAACTAAGGTCCAAATCTGACCTGAGTTTGGATAGGCGAGTGGAGAAAGATTGTGTCATAGGAAACTTTGTTCTTGCCGTCAGGAAACAACGGGTGTTTCTTGGGACACATGTTCGACGTGGAACGCGAGAAAGTCAGGTTCAAAAATCGGGGCTGGAGCTACCGGACGGCCGCGCCAGAGCTGGGGGTGACCTACCAATACCTGTGCGACGTCCTGAACGGACGCCGCAGTTCCCGCCGGTTGCTGGCGGCCATCAACCGCCTGCCCCGCCGCCAGGGAGGTGGCCGATGAACGGCACGGACTTCCAGGCCACGGAGCGCGCCCGCCTGTTCGGCGCGATCAAGGGCCTCAATCGCCGGCTGCGGGTGGCGGCAGGGCTGCCCGTGGCGGGCCGGCACACGGATTTCCCCGGCATCTGCGCCGCGGCGGCCAAGAAACGCAAAAACACAGTGCGGCCGATGAAGCCGTATCGAGAAAAGACAGTGGTCGTCTCGGTCAAGTTGCCGTTGACCATGCTGGCTCGCCTGGACTCTGCGGCCGCGGCGGCCGACACCGATCGGAGCAAGCTGACCCGCGACGCAATTCGGGAGCGCCTCCAAATGGGAGGTGGCCGATGAACTTCACGGGACTGATCGCCCGCCGGGCGAAAGAGTGTGCGCGGTGGGATTCGCTTTACGCGCACCGCCTCTTTGTCCGCCGCGCGCGGGCGGGCATGATCGTCTTTGCGGGAGAATGCCTGTTCATCTGCGGCAACCGCCAACTGGCAGTCCGCCAAGGAGGTGCGCGATGAACGCGCACGTGGAGCTGTTTGGCTGGACGCTGGAGGTGACCCTCAGCCGCCGGCCGGGCCCGGCGGAAATGGCGGCACTGGAGGCGCGCCTGGCGGAGGCGGAGCGCCAGTTTCACGCCGCCAGCGCCGAAGGATTTCGACGCGAGCTTCAAGCTCTGCGAGGAATGTCTGCCGGGCAATCTGGGCGGTCGCCCGCTCGTCCATCAGCCGGTGGACCGGCCGGAACGCGCCCCGCATCAGGGCCTGCAGCAGAGCCCGCTGAAACGCCAGCTCCTCCAGCAGCACCCGCTGGGTCAGCACCAGCTCCTCGATCAGTTGATCCGCTTGCTCCGGGGTCATGCGGCGAGGCTGCCAGCGGCCAACCCACCGTCAACGCGGGAGGTGGCCGATGAAGCTGATCCGGATTGAGCTGGGTCCGTTGGTGCTGGCGCTGACCTGGGAGCGGCCGTGGGGCGGCCTCTTTTCCAGCCGGGTGTCCAGCGCTGATTTCGTGAGGCGCGCCACGGCGTCGATGACCCGGTTCCTCAAGTCGGCCCCGGCGGCCGGCGGCATTGTCCGCCCCCCGGCGGCCCCGGCGCCTGGTGCTCCCGCAGCAGCACAACAACCCCCCCCCACCGGAGGAACCACCCCATGAAGACCCTCACGTGCCTGCCGGGGTGGTTTACGGCTGCCAGTCGTGCTGCCAGTAACCCAGCACCATCCACTGGTGTTGGCCGAGGCATTCCCACGCCTCCACCAGTAGCCAGCGCAGCTTGCCCGGCTGGGTATCAGGGCCAGGCCACATGGGAGCGCCTTTCGTGGTGGCAGCTTCTTCGGCTGCTGAGAGGGCCATCGCCAAGCCAGTCGCCCACTGAAACCGCAACGCCAGCAGCGCGGCCTGGCTGGCTGTCAGCGGCTGGGTTGGCTGCCCGGTTAAGATACGCATCGTGGCGGCGGTCACGATGGCGCGCTCTTGCGGCTCACAGCCTCCGAGCCCTTCAAGCCAGCTATCCGCAAACGCTCCCTCCATCTGTGGATGCCCCCCTGTGGGCCGGGGGACCTCCCCGCTCAATTCTTGCAGCCTTTGGAGTGCTCCCTCCCAGGAATTTTCCGGTGTCGTCCCCACGGCTTGAGGATGCCGTGGCCCGCCTGGGCTACAAGCCGGCAAGGGCCACGGTGGACCGCTGGCGGCGGCTGGCACGGCAAGTTTCTCCACGGTTAGGCGCCGAGGCTGCCAAACCCGCGGACACCGCCAACTGATTTTCCCCAAGGACGACGAGCACCATGAACCACCGAAGCCAAAACCAACCCCGACGGTCGCCGGAACAGTTCCGGGCCGCCCTGAACCAACGCCTCCACCGCGACGACGGCCTGCGCTGCGCGCTGGTCGCCATCAACTGCTACCGGCACCGGCGCGACATCACGGACCGGGCCCGCACGGTGGGCACCGCCCGCGCCTATGTGAGTTATGCCCGCCGGGCCGGCTTCCGCGGCAGCGTGAATGCGATCCTGGACGAACTCGCGGCGGGAGGTGCCCGGTGAAGGTCGCCGGCAAACCTTCGCCCAAGCTGCGCGCGATCTATCGCGAGGCGGCGGCGAAGCATCCCGACCCGGAAATCCGCGCCCTGGTGAAGCCGGAGAAGGAGTCGCTCTTTACCTGCGAGGTCTGCCACCGCGGCAACTTCACCAAGCAGGGTTTGCGGGCCCACCGCTGCGGACCGAAGGCGCTGAAGCCAGGAGCGGCGAGCGCGGAGCCGGGAGCACCGAATGAGCATGGGGTGCTGGCGCCCACGGAGACGGTCGTCATCCCCGGCCTGCCGCGGGGCTGCAAGGCGGAGATCCGTCTCAGTGAGCACGAGGGCGCGTGGCATGTCGGCTACGACTTTTGCAGCCCAAAGGAAGGCCAGTCGGCGCCATGCAAGGCCGGCGTGCGTCGCTGGGCCACGCGGGATACGGCGCTGGATTGCGGATTCCGTTGGGCCCGCGGCTTCTTTGGGAAGGCCGGCATCAAGGATGCGGTCAGGATCATTGCCCTGCGACTCGACGATGAGGCTCCGGGCTCCCCGCTCCCTGCTGCCGTCGGCCCCGGCATGTTCACCGGAACGCTGGCCGATCCCGAGAACGCGGCTCACCAGATCAGCATCGGTCGCCTTGATCCCAAGAAGCTGGCCTCGGCGATGAACGCCACCCCTTTCCCGGCCGCGCGTGCGGCCCGGCACACCACCCCTGCAAATACCAGTTCAACCATGAGCAAACCGCTGCACAAGCGGCCCGTCCAATTACGGGCACTCGACACCCTCACCATCCACCCCGCCATTGCCGACGATCCGCGGCTGGCGCCCAAGGACCCGCGCTACCTCGCCATGCAGGCGGCGTGGGACGAACAGGGCGGCTGCCCGGCGATCTACGCCACGGCCGACGGCCAGATCGTGGACGGCCGCCACCGTTTCTGGTGGCTCCAGAAGACCGAGGCCGACGAGGCCCCGGTGATCGAGGTGACCGAGGACGAGGTGCCCATTGCCATCCTCGGCGCCCTCGCGGGCCGCAACCACACCACCAAGGGCCAGCGAGCCTACCTGGCGGCGCCCAAGCTTAAGGCGGCCTTCGAGGCGGCCAATGCGCGGCGCATCGCCATCCTCAGCAGCGGCGGCAAGGCGAAGCTGCCGGTGATCCCCAGCACCGACGACCTGGCGGAACGGCTCGGGTTCGGCCGCGAGCTGCTCAACCAGGCCCGGCGCCTGCATGAGCTGTTTGCCGACGGAAAGGAGGGCAAGGCGCTCCGCAAGGAATGGGAGCCGAAGATCCTCGACGGCGAGGAACCGCTGGGCCTGGGCGCGGCGCTCCAGGGCATCGGCGGGCAGCGCAGCACCAAGGGCGCGCCGAAGAAGCCGGCCCGGAACAGCGCGCTGCGCAACTTCATCGTGGGCTGGAAGAACCTGAGCAAACCCGCGTCGGCCTGGGACAAGTGGGACGACGAGACCCGCGAACTGGCCGTGGACGGCCTGCGCGACGCGGTGGCGAAGCTGCCGGAGCCGGTGCTGGAAGCCGTGGTCGCCGCCGTGCGCGTCGCCCGGAAGGAACGGGCCAAGGCCGCGGAGGCAATGACCAGTGACCAATAACCAATGACAGGCTCCCTGCCGCCAACTCCCTGCTCCCTGCTCCGATGAAACGCAACCTCCTGAAACTGCTCGCCCTCCTTGGCCTGGCCGCGGGCAGTCCCGCAATAGCCGGCCCGCTGCCGGCCTTCGTTCCGCCCTACCGGCCCAACACGGACGGCATCCCGGACTGGCCCAAGCGGGCGAGCTACCGGGCCCACCAGCGCGCCAAGGCCAAACGCCGCAACCGCCGCCGCAGCGCTCCTCGCGCCTAACTCCCAGATCCAGACTCTCATGAATCCCACCCCGGACACGTTGCCGACGCCCCTCGCGGCCCGGATCACGCCCAAGCCCACCGCGAAGCAGATTCGCCAGGCCACGGCTATCGCCCTCGCTGAAGAGTATGCCGATGAGACGGCTCGGCTCCGGCAAGAGAAGGACGAGCTTGCAGCCCGTCTGAACGTCGCCATTGCCGGCTACGCGCAGGAGCATCTCGGCCACCTCGAAGCGGGGTTCGGCCACTATGGCTCCTACGTGCTCATGACTGTGACCGTGCCCCTGAAGGAGGCCGGACAGTTGGAACTGGGACGCCGGGTCCGGGACGCCGAACAGGCACTGGAACGGCGCCGGCTGAAGACGGCCACCGACTTCCTCGGCGAACTCAACAAGGCCGCGAAGGCTTACCAGACCCCGGCCGAGGAACGCCTGCTGGATGATCCTGAGATCAAGGCCGCCCTCCTCTCCGCCGGACACACGGCGCTCGGTCGGCCCACGGCCGCCGACAAGGCCAACGCCATCGAATCCTAAGCCCATGACCACCACCGCCCTCGACCTCGAACGGCTCGCCGCCGCGCCCCACGGCGTGCGGGACCCGCTGCCGGAGTTTTTCCTGACGGCCACGAGCGGGACACCCAAGAGCCTTTGGTCGGACGTCGCGCAGGGGCACCCCACACAGCACAGGGCCGGGGCGGCCCTGCGGCTGGTGACCCGGACGGCCAGCAGCCCGTTCGGCCCGCGGCCGGTGCTGTGCACGGCCCTGATTGCCCGGACGCCCCAGGGCGTTGCCATCACCACCCTCGCCAGCCACGGCGCCAATTGAACATGAGCCTTTCCCCGCCGAATCCCCACTCCCTGGACGCCGAGCGCAGCCTACCGGACGCGACCGGGGCCACTTCACTCCTCCCGGTGCCAGCCGGCGCTCTGGCACCGGACTTTGGGGGTGGCGAGCTGGCGGAGGCGGCGCCCAGCGGCAAGACGGCGCGGCAATGGCAGGAGGCGGAACGTCGCCACCGGCTGGTGCTCCTGTTCCGGTCGCTGCAGGCGGACGGGCAGAGCGGCCGCGAGGCGGCGGAGGCGGTGCGGGCGGTGGACGCGCACAGCAGCCACCCCACGCTGTCCCGCTGGGACCGGGCCTTTGCCGCCCGCGGGTTCGCCGGCCTGTTCGACAGCCGGGAGCTGGCCGGCCGCCCCCGGAAACACCAGCTCCACGAAAAGGAGACGCGGGCGCTGAAGGCCGCCTACCTGGCGACCAACCGCACCGCGGACAGCGGCAGCGTGGCCGAGGCCGTGCGCCTGGCCCATCGCCGCGGGGAGCTGCGCCCCGAACTCGCGGCCGACTTCCTGGAACGCGACCGCACGGGCCGCATGGTGCCCCGCGCCCTGGCCGCCGAGATCACGGCCGCCCCGGCGGTCGTGCGCCAGCACCGGAACCCGACGGACGCGGCCCTCGACTTCCTGAACGCGCCCGGCGCGAGCATGTGGCTGACCGACGAGCGGACGGGCGAGGAACGGCCGGTGCGGGTGGGCGACATCCTGGAGGCGGACGACGCCACGGTGAACTTCCCGGTGTGCGTGCCCTGGGAGCTAGGCGGCGATCCGTGCTCGGAACGCTGGGGCGTGCGGGTGGCCCGGTTCCAATGGCTGGTGGCGATTGACCGGGCGAGCCGGTTCGTGCCCGGCTGGAGCTACACGGCCCGGCCCCGGTCGAGCTACCGCGCCGAGGATCTGCTGTCGCTGTTCCACGGCCTGTTCCGCGAGCACGGGGTGTGGCTGCGGGTGTGCCTCGAACGCGGTTCCTGGGAGGCGCACAAGGTCAGCGCGATGCTCGAGCAGCTCCGCATCGCGCGGATGACGGCCTGGAGCCCGCACCAGAAGACCTACATCGAAGGGCTGTTCAACCTGCTCTGGACGAAGCTGAGCGACGTGCCGGGCCAGGTGGGCCGCTTCCAGGGCGAGGAGGAGGAGACCAACCGCATCCTCACGAGCTGCCAGCGCGGGGCGACCGATCCCCGGCTGCATTTCCCGCTGCTGGGCACGGCGCTCGACGCCTTCCGGCGCGCCACGGCCGAGCGGAACGCCCAGGCGGTGAAGTCGCCCCAGTTCGGCACCTGGGTGCCGGAGGAACGCTGGCTGGCGCAGCAGGCCGAGGCCCGCGAGAGGGGCCGCCTGCGGCCGTTGGCGACCGAGGCCGCGTGGCTGTTCGCCCCCGAGATGCGCAAGTGGACCGTGGCCGGCAACACGGTGGGCGGCTCGGTCCAAGTCATGGAAGGGCTGAGCCTCCGGTTCGATTTCGCGGCGGAATGGCTGGTGGAATTCGCGGGCGCCGAGGTGCGCGTCCACTTCGACCCGGCCGCCCCGCGCTGCGAGGCGACCGTGGTGCTTGCGCAGAACGTGCGGGACCACCGGGCCGGCGAGGTGCTGGGCACGGCCGTGCAGGTGAACAAGACGGCCCGCTACGCCCGCAAGGTGCTGGGCTGGGGCGACGACGCCGACCTGGGCCTGCAAATGCGCCAGCAGGCCGCCACGGCGCTGCGCCGCGAGGTGCGGACGATCCGGGCCGGCGGCGGCACGGGCCTGAGCGTGACCGAGGCCCGCGACGGGCTGGGCAACAGCCTCACCGTGGAGCGGGGAGCGGCGATCCCCGAGCAGGGAGCCGGGAGCGCGGAGCGGGAAGCGGCCGTCGCCCGGCCAGTGCGCGGCCGGGAGCCGGCCGTGACGGCGCCGCGGCGCGGCACCAACCCGTTTGCCTCGGCCACGGAGGTCGAATTCGAGGAGCAACGCCGGCGCCTGGCCCGCCGACGGACCACGGCTGCGAAGCTCGAGGAACTGATGACGCCCTGAATTTCGGCGCCGCACCGGCGCCACGGAGGAACCACATGGACAAGAATGAACTGCCCGACGCGGACGGGAACGGACCGCTGATCAAATGGGACGATGTCACCATCGCCCGCGAATGCGAACACCTGCCGCCCGACCTGCGCCAGCCCTACCGCTGGCTGAAGACCTACGGCCGCGAACATTGCCATCGCGACCTGGACGTGCTCACCAACCACTTCGCGGCGGCCGGGGTGCATCACGACAGGACCACCTGGAGCAAGATCGTGCGCGGGCGGTGGAAGCGGAACCGCCGGGGCGAGGAAGTCGCCACGCCGGTCATGGCCAAGGAACGGCTCCTGGACGCGATCCAGTCGCTCCAGATTAACAGCCGGCGGGACGAGACCCAGGGGCTGATCCCCTTCGTGGAGACGCCGGCCTGGGAATCCATCCGCGACTACATTGACCTCAAGCGCGAACCGCAGAGGGTCAACAAGTTCGGCATCATCGTCGGCCCGACCGGGGCGCAGAAGTCCGCGAGCTTCAAGCGCTACCACCTGCTGAACAACCACGGCACCGGCCACGTGGTGGAATGCCCGGAGCGGTCCAACTACGGCGAGTTCCTGACGCTGTGGGCGGAGTGCTACGGCGGGTCGAAGCGGGGCACCTTCGACCAGAAGCGGGCGAAGATCCGCGAGGCGACCGCGCTGGGCACCGCGGCCCAGCGGGCGCGGCGTTATGTCGTCTTCGACAATGCGCAGGAACTCTGGCGCGAGGACTCGGGGCCGGACCAGCCCGCGTTCTCATTCATGCGGCGCGTCCAGGATGAGACGGGCATCACCATCATCCTGAGCATCACCGACCTGTTCGAGAAGACGCTCCTGGCGGGCCTGATCAACGGCTACTTCGAGCAGTTCGAGGGGCGGACCGGCGGGCGGCGCTCCTGGTTGCGGCTGCCCAAATACGCGACCGACGAGGACGTGCGCCGGATCGCGGAGGCGCTCGGGTTCGGGACCAACAAGGAGACGCTCGCCTACCTCGGCGGGATCTCGCGCGAGCCCGGCCGCATCCGGCGGCTGTTCGAGGATCTGCAGGAAGCCAAGCGGCTGGCGGCGGCGGATGACGAGCCGCTCGCCCTGAAGCACCTGCGCGAAGCCAGGGGGGACCTGTGAAGACCTGCCCCTGCACCCGCGAGCGGATGGCCGAGGGCAACCTGGTCGGTCCCGCGTGCTGGAAGTCGCTGCCGGCCGACGTGCGCCAACGCTGGAATGCCGCGCGGGTGCGCGACGAGAAGCTGCCCGTGGCCCGCGAGATCATCCGCCACGCCCGGTCCCGCCGGCCGAAGAAGGAACCCACCGTAACCCAGGCCCACCTGCTATGAATACCCATCCCCTCTTCACCGGTCCGGTCGGCGAGGTGCGTCTCGAATACGTCCTGCGCCGCGAGCGCGAGGGCGACTACCTGGCCAAGCTGGTCAACACCACCGCGGGCACGTGGACCACCGGCCTCGGCGGCTCGGCGTTGCAAGCGGTGGCCCATGCCCTCACCCAGCCGCTGCGCCGTGGGCGCATCGGCGAGGAACCCACCGAACCCACCGCCGACGGGCCCGGCCCCGACGCCACCGAAGGAGTCCCCGCGTGAAACCCGACATCACCACCGTCGACATGGTCCTGTGCTTCCTGGCCCTCGGCTTCACCGGCCTCTGGCTCGTCGCGTGCATCTGCTACGCCCACTGCCGCGGCGATGCCGAGATCGGCGTGGCAGAGACGCAGGGGCGGGAGCCCGAAGCAGGGAGCGGGGAGCACGGAGCAGAAAGAATCTGAAAGCAGGAAAGCAGGAGACCAAAACCAATGAGCAAAAAGACCAAGACCAAACCGCTGTTCGCCGTCATCCCGAATGAGGATGCGCTGGCGGCCGCCGCCAACCGCTACGTGGAGCTGAGCCTGAAGCTGCAGAAGAAGAAGGCTGCCCACGAGCAACGCCTCGCGGAGGCCAACACCGAGTTCGACCAGGACACGGCCGAACTCGTTGCCGAGATCGCCGGGCTGGAGGCGGGCTGCCAGCTGTTCGCCGAGACGCACCGGGAACTGTTCCCGGAGGATGCCAAGGACGGGCCGCGCTCGCGCGCCTATCGCAACGCCGTGATCGGGTTCCGGTGGAATCCCTTCAAGGTCGAGAAGCGGGTGGGCAAGGACACGTTCGAGGCGATTGCCGAGCGCCTGGGGGCTGTGCCCTGGGGCGAGCCGTATCTCCGCCAGGCCGATCCGGTGGTGGACAAGGACGCGCTGCTGAAGAACCAGGCGGAGCTGACCGAGGACCAGCTCGCGACGGTCGGCATCAAGTTCACGCGCGGGGAGACGTTCTTCATCGACCCCGTGTTCGAGACCGCCGAAGCCGTCCGGAAGGAGGCAGCTTGAAACGGCGCTTCCCGCATTACGAGGTTGCGCAGCCGGCGCCCCGCGTGGAACGGCTGGACCTGATCGCGGCGGGCACTGACCCGCTCAAGCGGCGGCGCTTTGGGTTTCAGCCGGTGCCGCGGCCGCCCGCGACGGAGGATGGTCCACCCGCGCCCCTGACCGCTGAGGATCTGCGCCGGCTGAAGGCGGCGGGCGTCATCCGCGAACCCAGGAGGGCCGAAGCATGAGCACCGTGGAAAGGCTGCGCCTGCATCATCGGGCAATCCTGGTGCTGACCGAGATCCAGCGGATTGAGGACACGGTGAAGGCATTCTCCCAGGAGTGGTTCGAGCGCCAGGCCCCGGCAGATCAGGAGGAAGTGCTGGAGCAGATCGAGACAACGGACCGGCTGGGCTTCGAGGCCGAGGCGCGCCTGGCGTTGTTCCCCCTGAAACCGACCCGGCCGGCGAATCCCGAAGGCTGAGCCATGAACGCCACCCTGCCGAACGCCACCCTGCCGCCATTGGCCAAACGGATCGCCGCGCTGCACGCCTGGTATCAGTCCAACGTGCTGCCGCAGCGGCTGACGCCCGAGGTGGAACGGCTGTGGTTCACGTTCTTCCAGCAGGGCTACAACGGGCAGCAGCTCGCCCGCGTGGTGCGGTATCTGCGCGGCGAGATCGCCGAACGGCGCCGCAACGCGGGGGCGCTGAAGCTGCGGAACCTGCTCGCCCTGGACGAGGCCGGCTCGCTCACCGCGTTCGATGAGGATCTGGCGCTGGCCAGTGCGGGGCAGAACCTGCGGTCCGACAAACGCCTGGCGCCGGTGCCCGACGGGGAGCGCGAGGTGCGGGAGCAGGGAGCGCCGAGCGGGGAGCCGGCAGCCGGGAGCACGGCGGGCCGGCTGGCTGATCCGGCGGCGGTGGCGGTCTTCCAAGAGGAACTGCGGAAACTGCGGGAGGAACTGCGATGACCCAGGCGCAGCACAAACGCTTTTACCTGCCGGCCTGGAACCGGGCCTTCGCCGCCAACTGGCGCCGGGACCGGGGCACGGTGGCCCGGCTCGACGGCCGCGAATCCACCGAGCTGCTCACCGCCGTGGAGACGGCGGCGGTGGCCAGGGCGGTGCGGCGCTTCGGTCGGGTGGTGGCCGACGACCTGCGACACGCCTGCCACGAGGTGGCCCTGCGGCGCGACAAAAGCAGCCTCGACCTGACGACCGGCGAGGCCAACCGGGTGGTGGCCCTCTTTGATCTGTTGGCCGATCCGCTGGACCTGAAGGCGCGGGTGCGCTGGGAATGCCCGGAGCGCGCCGAGGAAGAGTCGCTGCGGGCGGCCTTGCGGCGGTTCCCGGTCGCTTACGTGGTCCAAGTGTGCCGCGACAAATTCGGCACGCGGTATTGGGAGCAGTTGCGGCTGCCGGAGCTGCGGATGCTGCACGTGACCCTCAGGGAACGGTTCAAACAGCGAAGACGCGAAGACGCGAAGGCAGAGCCCAATCAGGAAGGCAGGAAGGCATGAACGAACGCGAAGCCATCATTGAGAAGATCCGAAAGCTGCTGCGGATGCAGCGTGGCGGCACACCGGGCGAGGTTGCCAACGCCCTGAGGCTCGCCCAGGAGCTGGCCGCCAAGCACGGCGTGGACCTTGGCGCGGTCAATCCCGACGAGGCCGCCGCCAAACCCATCGGCCATGGGGACGCCCTGGCTGGCTCGCAGATCCGCTGGGAAGCCAAGTATGCCGGTCTGGTCTGCCAGCAGTTCTTCCGGGTCGAAGTGTTCGTGCGGCTGAAGGGGTGGAAGGCCATCTCGCTGACCAAGGTCTTCAGCCTCACGTTTGTGGGCACGGAGTGGGACCGGGAGATCGCCCGCCATGTGTTCGACTTCCTGCTGGGCCACTTCCGCCGCGAATGGCGGACCAACCGGGGCCGGCTGCGGAACCGCCAGGCGTTTCTCTACGGGATGTATCGTGGCATCTGCCACCGGCTGCAGCAGCGCCAGCCGGTGCCCGACCCGGCCGACCCGCAGGCGCTGATCGTGAGCCAGGGACAGCTCGCCCGGCAGACCTATGTCCGCGAGCACTTCGGCGAAACGACCGGCGAGAGCATTGATCCCGACGGCGATGCGGTCGCCGCGAAGCTGGCGGGCCTCAGCGCCGGGCTCGCCACCGAGATCCGGCCCGGACTCTACGGCAGCCAGGACGAACGCCGGCTGATCGCCGCCTGACCATGACCACCGAACCCGAGCTCAACCTGTTCGCCGCGCCGCCGCCGGTGGCGGCGCCGACGTCGTTTGAGGTCGCGTGGTTCGTGGACGTGCTGCGCGGGCGCGACTGGATCACGGCCGAGGCGCTGCTGACGGAACTGGGGCAGCCCGTGGTGGAAACGCTGAAGCGCCGGCTACGGGCCCTGGCCGAGGCCAGCGAGGGCCGGATCAGCAGCGGGGACGAAGGCTACAAGCTGACCGTGGAGATGACGGCCGAGGAGTTCGGCAAGTTCGACCGGCGCCTGGCGAACCAGGAGGCGAAGATGAAGGCCCGCCGCGTGGCGGCGCACATCGTATTCTACAGCCGGACGAACGTGAACCGCTCAGTGAATCTGGAAGGCAGGAAGGCATGAAACTGACCGCCGAACAGCAGGTGTGGTTCGACGCCCAGACCAACAGTCCGGCGCGCGTGAACCCGTGTGTTCGGCTGTATGGCCACGGACCGGCGGACGCCAAGTGCAAGACGTGCGCCTTCCTGTTCTATCACACGACGGCCCGGCGATTCTGGAAGTGCCACCTCCGAATCTTTACTCGGGGCCCGGCCTCGGACCACCGCGTCAACTGGCCCGCGTGCGGCAAATACGAGGAACGGAAGGCATGAACCTGCTCGACGCCCTCACGACCCTGCTGGACGCCACCGTGGAGCTGGATGACCGGCCGCACCTGCGTCGTGCCCGGCGGCGCCTAGCCGAGAAGGCGGAGGCGCTGCAGGCCAAGCGGCAGCGGTTGCGGGATCTGGCGGAAGGCCGCTGCTACCAATGCCAGCAAACGCGCTGCGTAAGCGTGTCCCAATGCCCGTTCGCCGCGGCCCTCGGCGACGCCAAGCAGTGCAACTGCTGCCCGACCTGCCGACAGAAATGCCACCGTTGACCCATGCAATTCACCAAACCCATCCCGTTTGAGGAGGCCGTGGACCGGCTCGGCGCGAAGACCGTGGTCGGCGCGAAGCTCGACACGGCCGCGTGGCAGCGGGTGCCGCTGGCGTTGCGCGAGCGGGCGTTCTTCTCGGCCAAGGTCGAGGACGCCCGGTTCCTCGCGGACCTGAAGGGCTGGCTCCGGGACTTCCAGACGGCGGCGCGTGAGGACGTGCCGCAACCGGACGGCACCACGGTGACCGCGCTGAAGGTCGGCAGCCGGGCGCAGTTCGTGGACCTCGCGCGGCGCAAGGCGCTGGCCCTGGGGCTCGACCGGGTGGTGGACCCGGAACAGCGCGGCAGCCTCCAGGACATCACCAGCGAACGAAGGCTCAGCCTGATCTTCGACGTGCAGACCGAGCAGGCGAACAGCTTTGGCGACTGGCAGCAGGGCATGGACGCGGACGTGCTGAACGAGTTCCCGGCCTGGCGCTTCATCCGCACCGGCGAACCTCAGGCGCCCCGGCCAGTTCACCAGGCGCACGTGAACGAGGTGAGGCTGAAGACGGACCTCGAGTTCTGGCGGGCGATGAACGACCCGAGCTTCGGCGGCTTCGGCGTGCCCTGGGGGCCGTGGGGCTTTGGCTCGCTGATGGACACGGAGGACGTGGACCGCGGCGAGGCCGAATCCCTGGGGCTGCTGCAGCCGGGCCAACGCCTGGAACCCGCCACGCGGGATTTCAACGAAGGGCTGAAGGCGAGCGTCCGCGGCCTGGACGAGCCGATGCAGCGCTGGCTGCAGGCGCAGCTCGGCGACTCGGTGAAGCTCGAGGACGGGGCCGCCTGGTGGAAGGGCGACCGCACCGGCAAGGCCCTGGCCGGGGTGCCGCCGCGGTCCCGCCGGGCACCGGCCGCGCCCGTGCCGGCCGAGTTCGACGAGCAGGGCTTCCCCACGGACCTGGCCCACCTGGAGAAAGTGCGGGCGCTGGGCGGGAGCACGGGGGCCGAGCTGGTGCGCGATCCGCGGAGCGGCCGGCTGTTTGTCCGCAAGGAGGGCAACTCGCCGGAGCATGTGCGCGAGGAATTCACGGCCGACCAGCTCTACCGGGCGGCGGGCGTGCCGGTGCCGGCCGCGCGCCTCTACGACGGACCGAAGCCGGTGAAGCTGGCCGAGTTCGTGGAAGGGCAGACGCTGCAGCAGTATCTGGCCAAGGCGACGCCGGCCCAGCGGGACGCGGTGATCGGCAAGCTGCGCGAGCACTTCGCGGTGGATGCGCTGCTGGGCAACTGGGACGTGACGGGCACGGGCCTGGACAACGTGCTGGTGGACCGGGCGGGCACGCCCTGGCGGATCGACAACGGCGGGTCACTGCGCTTCCGCGCCCAGGGCATGGCGAAGACGGCGAAGGAATGGCACGGGTATCCGACCGAGCTGTGGACGATGCGGGAGCAGGGCAAACTGGCCGGCAAGGTGTTCCACGGGCTGGGCTTCTACGACGTGGCGCGGCAGCTCGAGACGCTGCCCGGCGCGGCAATCCTGGCGGCGGCGCCGGCGGATCTGCGCGACACGCTCGCGGCGCGGCTGGCGGAGCTGGCGAAGGTGGCCCGCAAGGCGCGGGACTTTGAGTCGACGCAGTATGTGGCGGCCTACGCGGACCGGGTGTGCGAGCAGATGATGGCGCTGCGGAACTCGGACGTGTTCCGCCGGCTATCGCGGGAACTGGTCCAGGAGAAGGCCGGGGACTACGTGCTGCGCGACGAGAACGGCCTGCCGTTCGACCACCTGCGGACGCTGAAGGGCAACAAGGTGGCGGACGTCAGCCAGAACTACTTCGAGGTGATCAGCAAGGCGGCGATCTCGGTCAATTCCCACCACAAGAAGGGCGACCTGGCTTACAATGCGACGTCGCTCCAGGCCGCCCTGAAGCTGCAGCCGGAACTGGAAAAGTTGGCCAGGGACGGCACCGCGCCCCAGCAGGAGCTGGCCAGCCACTACCTCCAGTCGCTGAAGGCCATCGTCGCGGCCCAGGGCAACCTCAAGGCCACCGTGCCGATGGTGACGAAGCACGCCTGGACGCCGCCCGACGCGGACGGCAAGTCGGTGGTCGCCGCCTTCGCGGAATGGATGCAGGAGCACGGCGGCGACTGGAACGTGGTGAGCCAATGGGCGGGCGCGCAGGCGGGCAGCTCGAAGAGCGAGGCGAGCCGGGCGTGGAAGTGGCACCTGCTGCAGCAGCTGGAGGGCGCCAAGGCTTCCGAGTTTCACAATCCACCGAAGAAGGCCGACCTCGACACCGTGCGGAAGGCGCACGGGGACAAATACGAACGGTCGCTGGAGCAGTTTCACGCGTTCGTCCAGGAAGTGCTGGAGCGCCTGACCTTTCCCGGCAGCGACCGGGAGCAGCGGGTGATGCGGCTGCTGCGGACGGAGACGACGGCGAGCGCGGTGACCATTCCCAAGGGACAGACCGGCGAATACAAACGCGGGGTGAACGAGTCGGGGTCGCTTTACATGCCCGTCTTCGACGGCGCGCGGACGGTCACAGCGGTGCCGTTTACGCGCATCACCAGCCTCTACTTTTTCGAGCGGACGCCGGGCACGGGCGGAAGTCTGCTGCTCGGTGACGGGGAGAACGAGGCGACTTACATTGGCTGGAAACTCAGGACGCTGAACCTCGGCGAGTTGCCGAAGGGCAAGGTGCCGCTGAAGACGACGACGAACCGGAAGGATTGGGAGCTATGACGACACTGGTGGAACGACTGGATGAGGAGCCGGGCTTCGAGTGCCGGCGCGCGTGGATCGCCGACAACGACGGCCGCCCCGAGGCGCGGGCTGACATCGGCGGAATCGAGTGCGTGATCGAGACCAAGGAAACGATCCTGGAGGCGGGGGTCGCGACCTGCATCCCGCTGGACCCGGAGTGGGAGGAGAATTGGCCGCTCTGGGTGCGCGTATCGGTGGACGGGGAGGAGAAGTTGCTGCAGTGCGCGACGGCCGACGCGCGCGTGGTGGCGGCGGCGCGGCAGTTTGCCGCGCTGCAGGCGGCGGGCCGCGCGGAGATCGGAAAGGAGCTTTGACCTATGTGGATCGCGAGCAAATTGGGGTTCTACAGCATCGTGCAGAAGACGGCCGGCGAATGGCACGTCCGGGCGCGGCTGCGGGCCGACCTGGTCAACCTGGTGAACGCGGTTTACCGGGAGCCGGCGGCGGTCGTGGAGACCATTGAGGAGTGGCCGACGGCGGATTACCGCTGGCGCATCCTGGTGACCGACGCGGGGGAGCTGGCGGGGATCTTCGCGGCCCTGGGCGACTCGGTGGACTACCCAAACTTCAAGGCCGAGGTGGGGCGGCGGCCGGATCAGACGGCCAAGCTGCCGGCCTATCACGCCCTGTGGGCGAGCCTTCACACCCTGCAAAACCAAGCCACCTGAACATGCCAAAAGGCCGGGGCCGCGTTGGCGCGCAGCCCCGACCCGGACGCAGCCAGCTCACTGCAATGAGCCAGCCGCTTAATACCATCCACGCGACGATGTTTTACACGGAAGGTCAGACAACGGCGGTCCTCGTGGACCGCGCGGGCCGGCGGGGGCGGCGGCGGCGCTTCGCCACGGCCGAGGCGGCGCTGGGTTGGTGCCGCGCCCATGCCACGGTGTTTGTCTGGCTGCCCACGAGCCCCGATCCGAGCGCGAACTGATGGCCCGGAAACATCAACCTGACGAGACGGTGCAACCCCTGTTGCCCCTGTTCATCCCGACGATCCAGATCCGCCAGGCGGACGGGTCGATCCTGGTGAAACCGGGCAAGGCGGTGGCCCTCCTGACGCCGAAGCAGTTTGGCGAACAGGTGGGCCTGGGGCCGGACGCGATCCGGCGCAAGATCGGGTCGGATGCCCTGCCGGAGGCGTTCGTCGAGTATGCCGGCCCCAAGCTGATCCGTATCCGTTCCGAGGCCCTGGAGCACTTCCGGGAGCACTATCGGAACCTGCGCGGCCTCGGCGCCTGA